TGAACACACTGGTTTCCTATCAGTTGATATCCAGTTACTTTCTTTCTAAAACCTTCTAGGTATTCACCAACAGGTTCTTTTGCTGCTTGTGCTGGTGTGGGCAATCTACTTTAGCAGTGGCTGGAGCAGCGCCTGGTGGTAACTCAGGTGTCTTTGGAACCTCTGGTTGTTCTGGTTGTCTTGTGTCTGTCTGTGATGGTTTTGTAATGAGCATCTCCTCTGGAGAATACTCAATGGGATTAAATGATGGAACACTTCCATCACAATAAGTTCTAGCACCTCTTGGGTCATCCTGTGCAAGTTGCGGGCCACCATCAGGGTGCGCTTCTACGCAACCAGGAAGATTTACAATAGGTGTACCAATCTGTAATGTTACTGCTGGAGCAACAGGAAGTGATTGTGTAGGATACATTAGATAATCAGGGACTGGTTGTATACCAAGTTCCCTGATTTGTATCTCACGGATTTCAGGCATCAGTCATCGTCTTTAAACAAACTCAAAATCCCAGAGTATAAGTGAAAGAAAAACACATAAAGAAAAAACTTTCCTTCAGCATCTTTAGACTTTCTTCTTCTTGATGTAGTCATAATATATTTACAATTATGATACTATGTATCAGAGACCAGGAATAGCAGGTTTAGCATTGATAGCACCACCAGTTGCAGATGGCATCTTGGGCATTGCACCTTGGATCATACCAGGAAGGGCTTCAGTTACAGATGCAGTAACCTGTTTGATTGCCTCTTCTTTTGCTGACTCAATCAGTGCATCCTTATTGAGATACACATAAGCACCTGCACCAACGACGGCAGCAGATACTCCGAATGAAGCAAGTGCAAGTAGATTAATTAGTTTTTGCATTGGATTACTCCACTAAAGTTCCATGTGCTCTACGAATTTCACGTAGTTCTTCGAAATTCTTTTGCTTGGTTCCGCCGTCATATGCCCAGGCATATCCTTCGGCAATCATCATTTCGTTGAGGGACAGGTCGGCGTCTCCGATGTAGAGCCAGCCGAGAAGGCGTCCATACTTTCCAACACCACCAACAAGCTCAGTACGGATAACGAGATCATCATCCCCTTCAATAGCGCCTTTAAGTCGCTCTTCAAGCCAGTGAGTAGCATCGTAACCCAATGCTTTTTCTTCATCATCTCTAGTCCTCTTCTCTGGAGTATCCACCCCAGCAACTCTTACACGTTCTTTTTTATAAAGATCAAACCCAAGGTCAATGGTAACATCAATCGTGTCTCCATCAAGAACCCTGTTGATTTCTACTACTCTAAAGTTATAGCAGGACTTCCTGCTTGGTGGTGTCATTGCGCCCATTACTTTTTCTTGCCTCCGTTCTTAGCTTTCTTCGCAGTCGCGTTCCCTTGATTCTGCTTCGATTGACCTTTCTTGCCCTTGTTCGCGGACTTGGCCATTTTCTTCTAGTTCCTTAAAAGATAGTCTCAATATATATACGACACAATATAGCGTAAATGCTAATCCACAGCAAAGAAGTATGATCACTGACCACACTGGATCATTAACATCATCAAGGGGTTTCAGAAGTAATTCCATTTAAGTAATCCTTTTCCGTTTGATAAGGAACAACTTTTCCAGTCTTAAGTTCCCATGCACTAATCAAATCTGGTATCAACCACTTATCTATACGAGAGCAGTGTTCCCAATTAGCAGGAACAGTGGCACAAGGAATAACTACAGTAGACCAAAACGCAACAACATAATTTAGAATTGTAAGCATCAATATTCACCGCCACTTCCTATGATTTATAGAAGTATCATTCCAATCATTGCCATTCGCCCAGGGAGAAATGATACGAATATCATCAAGTCCTTCTATATCAGACTTTTTAATCTCTGTTACTGGTTCTTGTTTCTCTTCTTCTTCCCAAGTTTTTATGATCTCATTGACTTGCTTATCCACACTAGTCATCTCCATATCAACTTTACCTTGAACCCACATAGTCCATAACCACTCTATGAAACCTAGAGCAAGATGATTGATGGGAAACTTTTGTTCGTTCGCCCATCTCTTACTCTTAGTATACCAGTTTTCTTCTCCACCCCAATAATACTTAAACTTGTGCTCCATCAGTCACAGTCCTTCATCATCGTAGCAACTTCACCACCTATCTCAGCACCAGTGTTTCCACTAAACATTGCTACCCATCCCGCAGCCAACCAACCAATATAAGGAATACCACTAAACATTGGGGCAGCAGAAGCACCAATACTAGTTCCAACCAGTCTACCTGCATTTTCGCCACCACCTTCCGCCTTGATACACTCTATCTTTTTGGCAGTCAACTTTCCCAACTCACCTCCTTGGAGATGCGTCGCTCCATCCATAGTGTACTGTTCCTGTTGGACTATCTTAGTATCTCCACCGATACCGAAGAAACCATTCTTCTTCACAACAACTTTATCCTTACCCATTATCTGTGGAGCATTGGAGCGGTATTGGATACGATAACCACCTTCATACGCTTCTACCTGATAGGCAGTGTAGTCACCTACGGGTAAATTGATAATAGGTACTTGTTGCCTGTTCATAAGGTGTCCAATAACACCAAAGTGAGCGGCACCAAAAAGGGCCCCTATGCCAAGTGTAACCCACTTGAATAGAGGCCTCTGAGGTTTATTTTCTTTTATTGGTTCACTGTCTGGAGAGACAGTAGATTTCCAGAGCATTTTACTATACCGTTGGCATAATAGGTGGTTCGCCGTCCTTCTTAGGTGCGACAGTTGCAATCTGAATTGGTGCCTGTTCAATACGAATCGTTTGAGCAGGTGCTGTCTGTGCTGCAGCAGCAATCAGTTTTTCCAAGTCTGCCTTAGATACACCACCAGAAGCAGCACCCATCTTCATCGTACCATCACCCGACTTCTTCGCAGTCTGAACACCGAAAGTAGCTAGAACTCCAGTAAAGACTGATGCAATGAAAGTTGGGTCAAGTTTCTGTTCGGGAATGCCAAGAGCAGCAGGAAGTTTAATATAAGCAAGAGTCAAAATGCCACCAGACCAGACAAGAATACCAAGTCTGACCATTGTGCTGATTGCTTCCAACTGACCTTCGTGATCATCAGCAGCAGCTTTAATTTTACCAAATAAACCTTTTTTCTTTTCTTCCTCTTTAGGAACTTCTTTTACTTCTTCAGACATTCAATGCGAAGCGGCGCACTGCTATTTATGGAGTTAGTATTTCGACAGTGACGTTTGCGTTTTGTATTTGATTGTATTTTTTACAAAGTTCCTCGCTTGAGGCGTGTTCCCACTTGTGTTTGGTTTCTTTTAACTGTTTTGTGTAATCTCCACCATCGTTGTTTTGCATCTCAGTGGCAACGATGGTTTTAATTAACACATCTCTTGTTAAATGTGTCATACCTTTAAATGCTTTCCAACAAAAAATTCACCATAATAATTCAAGAAGTCTTCACAGAATTTTTCTTGGCTGGTTACCCAAAAATTTGAGGTGATATTATTTATTTAAACTCATCTCTTACATACTTATATGTGAGTGAACCCTCAAGAATTTTTAAGAGTTCTCCATACTCTTTATATCGTCTATCTCCAGCAATATAGTGGTGCTGACGTTTCCATACAGCATCAATTAGAAGTTCGGTCTGTTCGTTAGTAAATTTCATTTTAATCAAATACTGGTTTTACTTTTGGATTAAACTCTTCTCTGACGGCTTTCATAACGTGCTTAGGAACACCGTAGTATCCCATATGCATCCACACACAATCAATATAACGAAGATCTTCACGATCTGCATCTATTGTAGTCATATCACAATACTGAACGATGTCATAAGGAACCTCAACTTTTTTCCAAGTAATGGGTTCCTCAATAAAGAATGGAACTGTCATTTAATAAATCCTTCCTTTCTCAACCACTTTTCAGTTAAAGGTGTGGGTTCATAGATCTCCCACATCTTACCAGTAGTACAAGCATCAAGTGCCTTAGCAGTCATACCCTCAGTTCTTCCTGCCCACTTTGCTTCTGCCTCAAAAGGAACAGCAGACTTGGGATAT